ATTCTTTCTTCTATCCGGACACCGCTGGCCACCGCACTCGGGTCGGTATCTGCGAACGTTTATTCATACGTTCCAGAAGCGGTTCAAGTGCCAGCGGTTATTCTTGTCCCCGATGCTCCCTATCTAGAGCTGAACACAATCAACGACTCAACTATTCACGCGAAAATCAATATGACAGTTACTTGCGGAGTCGCCTATCTTTCCAACCCAGCATCACTCGACAATCTTGAGCAGTTGATTCTTTCAGTTTTGGCAGTCATACCGGACGGCTACACAGTCGGCCCAGTAGGTCAGCCTTCGGTTACGCAAGTGGGTGCAGTCAATTTATTGGTTGCAGATATTCGCGTTTCCACCTATTACACACAGACTAACTAAGGAGAAAAAGTGGCAACAGTAGTCATTACTGGTCGCGACGTTTCGCTATCTTTCACAGGTGGAACAGATATTGAAGCCCAAGCGACTAACGCAGTCTTGACAAAGACCAACGTTCGCGAGACTTATCAGACACTCGACGGCGAGGCTTACAAGACAGTCAATATCGAAGGAACCTTTCAGCTCGATATGCTTTCAGACTGGGGTAAGGCAAACTCAGTATGTGAGGCTCTATGGGCCGCCGCAGAGTCCGCGCCTGATACAACAATCACAGTCAGCTTGACTGCCGCCACCGGCGCAGTCTTCTCATTCCCAATCCTTCCAGAGTTCCCAACTGCTGGCGGATCAGGAATCGACGCACAGACAGTTTCCTTCACCTTCAAAATCGCAAAGGGTGAAGTCACAGAGACTTTCAGCTAAAAGATAGGAATCGGGAGCAATGAAACTAAATATCACAATCAAATATACGAACGGCGAGGAAGTCACTTACGTCGCTGGCTTACCCGAATGGGCTAAGTGGGAACGCAAGACTGGCAAATCGATTTACTCCCTCAAGGATATTTCGGCTTACCAACAAGCGGACTTCCTCGATCTAGCCTATTTCGCTTACAAGCGAGAGGCGGCTGGAAAACCTACCAAGTCACAAGAGATTTGGGAGTTATCAGTAGATGAGATTCTGATTGGAGATGAAAGCCCAAAAGCTACGAGTCCGGAAGCGTAAATAGGCTACTTATAGAAGTAGCGATAGCGACCGGAATCCCGATGAGCGAATGGACGGACATCAACGAGGTTCTCACGGCAATCGAGATATTGAAGGAGCGCAAAGGTGGCAAATGAACCCATCACATACGACAAGCGCGAACTTCGCTCGATTATTGGCGCGTTCAAAGCGATGGATGATGAGGCGGTCGATGCGGCTAAACGCGAGTCGTCAGCCTTGGCAACCTACGCGGCCAACGAAATCAAAGCCTATTCACTTTCGCGCCGCTTCGGTCAATCGGCAGTCAGCCGAATCGTTCAAGGCGTTAGGGTTAGCAAATCGAGCAAGATTGGCGAACTCAGTTATGGCTTCGCATCTCAACGTTTATCTGGTGGAGGATCGACTCGGGACATCTGGGCTGGTTATGAGTTCGGGTCTAATCGTTACGCACAGTTCCCAAACCGCACACCGCGCCGAGGCCGAGGCAATTCTGGCTACTTCATTTACCCCGCCCTTCGCAAGATTCAGCCTCAATTGATTCGCCAATGGGAAGAAGCGTTGAGCAAGATTATGAAAGAGTGGAGTAAGTAATGGCCGGAAGTAGAACGCTCAAGCTCTCGATTCTTGCCGACGTTGATGACCTCAAGAAGAATCTCAAGACTGGCGAAAAGGAAGTAGAGGGCTTCGGCGGTAAGTTAGAGAAGTTCTCCAAGGTAGCCGCCGCCGCTTTCGCGGCCGCCGCCGCGGCCGCCGCAGCATACGCTGGCAAGTTGGCCATTGAAGGCGTCAAGGCCGCCATCGAAGACGAAGCCGCCCAGAAGCGTTTAGCCCTAGCGTTGCAGAACGTAACTGAGGCGACGGATGACCAAATTACCGCAGTAGAAAAGCAAATCCTCAAGACTTCCCTTGCGACTGGCGTAGCCGACGACAAACTCCGCCCAGCCCTTCAGCGTTTAGCAGTTGCCACAGGATCAGTCGAGAAGTCTCAAGAGTTACTCAATATCGCGCTCGACGTTTCAGCCGCTACTGGTAAAGACGTTGAGACAGTTTCAAACGCATTAGGTAAAGCCTATGAAGGTAACACTAGCTCACTCAGTCGTTTAGGTATTGGTCTATCTGCCGCTGAGATAAAGACTCTTGGCTTGGAAGGTAGCATCAAACAACTTTCAGACACTTTCGGCGGAGCCGCCGCAACTCAAGCCGAAACTTTTGAAGGTCGAATCGCAAGACTGCAAGTGGCTTTTGATGAAACAAAAGAAACAGTTGGTACCTTTTTGTTGCCAATTATTGATAAATTATTGAAATTTATTACCGATACCGCAATTCCAAAATTTCAAGAATTGAAATCAACCGCTGTTGATCCGATTGTCAAAGCTTTCAAAAATAACGAAGACGCTTTGCGAGATTTATGGGCTTTCGCTAAAGATTATTTGATTCCATTATTCAATGGCGCATTGATAAACGCAGTCAAAGGTGTCGCCACCGCAGTCTCGGGAATCATAAACGTCGTTGGCACAGTCGTTACAAGCATAAAAAATCTTGTCAATGATGCAATCAACGCAATCAATCGAGTCATTCGCGCTTACAATTCAATCCCAACCCTGCCAAATATTGCAACAATTCCCAACATTGGAACTGGAAGCGCAGGAACTGGAAGCAATACAGTCGCTCCGGGTGGGTTGCCATTTGGCGGAACAGCTAGTGGAAGCGGAAGTGGTAGCGGTTCAGGTACAAGTGGTGGAGGTTCATCAGGTTCAATACCACCAATTTCAGTCCCACCAGTTGCGGGAGGCACAGGCACAGGATCAGGAACAGCAACTTCTGGTTCAGCAACTTCTGGAGCTCCAGTATTTAGCATCCCCGGAATCACAAACCCAACGCAATTCGTCCGCGACTTCCTTGGCTTTACTCAGACAGGCACAGGAGCCTTGGGCGGTCGAGGCGACCTACGCCCCGACGACGGCGGAGGAGTCACTATTATCGTTCAAGCCCCAAGCGTCATCGATGAAGAAGGATTTAGCCGAGCGGTCGTCGATGCTCTCAATCAAGCCACTAACCGAGGCACGGGCGGCGGAGGCGGTCTAAGAGATACCGCTCAGGTTCTATGACCGCTTGGACTCCTGAATGGCGAATCAAGAGCAACGGCAACGACGTTACTTCAGTAACCCTTGCCAATCTCGCCATCACTTCAGGCCGACTTGACGTCAATTCGCCAACCCCTGCGGGATATTGCGAACTTCAACTTATCAACACAGATAATACAATTTATAACTTCACAGTAAATACGGCCATCTCTATCGAAGTCAAAGATACATCTGGCAATTTTGTTACAATCTTCGGCGGTCGTATTTCTGATCTTCGCCAAGTCGTTCGCACCGCTGGGAATAAGTCGGCAGTCACGACAATCAACATCACCGCCATCGGCCCACTCAGCCGCCTTCAAAGAGCTATATTCGACGGCAACTTAGCCGAGGGATTAGACGGCGCACAGATTCAAGACCTACTCGATGATTTGCTTCTCAATAGCTGGAATGAAGTCCCAGCGGCGGAAAGTTGGAACACCTACAATCCGACTGAGACTTGGGCCAATGCGTCAAACATTGGACTTGGTGAAATTGATACCGGCGAATATACGATGGTGAGCCGACAGATCGAGGATCAAGTTATCTCAGTCGTTGCCAATCAAATCGCCTCATCAGCCCTTGGATATTTATATGAGGACGCGACTGGACTCATCGGCTACGCCGACGCCAGCCACCGACAGGATTACCTAGTAGCCAATGGATATACCGACCTAGACGCTAGCCACGCCCTTGGCGCGGGTATTGGTATCATTCAACGTCAGGGCGACTTAGCCAATAAAATCGTCATCGATTATGGTAATAACTTCAACAGCCAATACACCGCCCAAGACGCCGCATCTCAAGCGACTTATGGTCTTTATGCCGAGCAATTCTCAAGCTACGTCAAGAACGCGTCAGACGTCGAGGATATGGCCGACAGACTAATTCAGCTTCGCGCTTATCCTCGTTACCAGTTCCGTTCAATCACCTTCCCGCTTCAATCCCCTGAAATCGATGATGCAGACCGAGACGCATTACTCAACGTTTTTATGGGTCAGCCAGTCCGCATCACTAACCTTCCGCCTCAAATGCTAGGCGGCGAATTCACCGGATACGTTGAAGGCTGGACGTTTAGAGCGTCGGTCTCGGGGCTATCAATTACCCTCAACGCAACACCCACAGAATTTTCAGCAGTAGCGCAACGATGGGATCAAGTCTCAGGCGCGGAAAGCTGGAATAGCATCCTCAGTACGCTAGAATGGCAAGACGCGATAGGAGTCATCAGCTAATGGCAACAACAACGAACTTCGGTTGGGAAACGCCCGACGATACCGATTTGGTCAAAGATGGGGCTCTCGCGATGCGAACCCTTGGAAATGCCATCGATACGTCGTTGGTCGATCTCAAGGGCGGCACAACCGGCCAAGTGTTATCGAAGACCAGCAATACCGATATGGACTTCACTTGGGTCACAAGCGATGACGCTAATGCGATTCAAAACACAATCGTCGATGCCAAGGGCGATCTCATTACCGCTACTGGCTCAGACGTTCCAGCTCGCCTCGCAGTCGGCAATAACGGAGACACACTCCTGGCAGATAGTTCCACTAGCACAGGACTCCGCTATAACCCACAGAACGTTTTGGCTAATCCAATCATAAATGGCGGTTTTGATATTTGGCAACGAGGAACATCAATCGCTGGTAGTGCATCAGTGTATCTATACACAGCCGATAGATGGCAAATGAACGCAATTTCAACTTTCACAGTTAGCAGACAAGCAACTGGTGATTCTACCAATTTACCTAATATCCAATACTGCGCTAGAGTGCAAAGAAATAACGGAAGCACAAGCACAACCGCTAACAGAATCATCCAAAATTTGGAAACTGTCAATTCTATTCCTTATGCTGGCAAGACTGTTACTGTATCTTTTTATGCTCGCAAAGGTGCAGACTTTTCTGGTGCTAGTTCTGAAATGAGAATTTTCTTTGGTTCGGGAACTGGAACCGATGAAAATAGAGGCGTAGGTGGCTACACAGGCGCGGCAACCATTTTTGATTCTGCCGCTACTTTGACAACAACTTGGCAACGATTTGTTTTTACAGGCACAGTAGCATCAACGGCTACTGAATTGGCTATGTATCTTTACTACACACCAGTTGGAACGGCAGGTGCTAATGATTGGTTTGAAGTGACTGGCGTCCAAATTGACGTAGGAACTTACACAGCATCCAGCGCACCTACCTTCCGTAGAAGCGGTGGCACACTCCAAGGGGAGTTGGCGGCTTGTCAGCGGTATTATTGGAGAGGCAATCAAGCAGCATTAAATTCTTGCGGTTTTGGCGTAGGTTTTGCAAGTAGTGCTACAAATATCAGAGCATATATTCCAAATCCTGTGCCGATGAGAGTAACACCAACTTCAGTAGATTTTTCAACATTGGCGGCTAATTACATTACTGGTGAAGTTGCAATAACAGCGGCTACTCTAACTACTGGTGTTAATAACAACATAGTTAGTGCAATTAACTTGACTTCAAGTGGTTTAACAACCAATCAATTTTATTTTGTTAATGCTTATAATAATACGGCTGCCTATCTAGGCTTTAGTGCGGAGTTATGATAATGGATAATGTTAACTTTATTGATATTGAAAATCCTATGGATGGTTCAATTACCACTCACGCCATCATTGACCTAGGCAACGGTGAATTTACCTCAATGCTGAAAAGCACTTGGGATGAACTGGAAGCCGCTAAAGAGGCACAATCTTTATAGATTATGTCTTGGAAACTATCGAGAGCCGCAGTCCAACTGCGCGAGCAGATCGACGACTGCTACCCAGAGCGTTCGCGCAAAAGCGACGGAGCTTTGGGAGATGCTCGTCATTCAGCCAGAAAATCGGATCATAATCCGGACGCTAATGGCTGGGTCAGAGCTATCGATATAACCGCGACCCTAGGTGATAATTTAGACGAGACTGCTGATCTCGTAGAGCAGATACGAAAGTACGCTAAACGAGCCAAGCGCAAGAGAATCAGTTACGTCATATACAACGGCAGAATTGCTTCCCCTATCCTGAATTGGAAGTGGCGGAAGTATCGGGGCAGTAATCCACATAAAGCGCACTTCCACGTCTCATTCACCCAGTTGGCGGATGAAGATGGAAGCTTCTTTGAAATCCCGATGCTTGGAGGAAACGATGAACGATCTCAAGAAAATGGCCGAAAGCTGGGCGAAGACCTTCCTAGCGACCGCACTAGCGACCTATCTAGCGGTGGGCCTAGATGTCGATGCCATTGCAAATGCGGCTCTAGTATCAGTCTTGCCTAGCATCATCAACTGGCTGAACCCTAATTACGAGCGTTACGGGAAAGTCCGGTAATGGCGGCTTCAGAACTCGCGGCAACTATCGCCTCGGTTCTCGGATCAATCGGCCTACTTATTGCCGGTCTGAGATATATCATCAAATTGGAGAATCTGCCCATAGTGTCGCGCCTTGATAAAATGGAGTCTCAGCTAGAATTAGCACTCCAAGCGAAAGTGAGCAGAAGTGGCACAGGCAAAAAAGCGCGCTAAGAAGCCAGTCAAGAAGGTGGCAAAACGTCGCAAAACGACGAAAGATGTCCCATTGACTCGTTTAGATTTCTGGGCTATTGCTTGCAACGAGGTTTATATGGCTTGTCGTCGAGCTGGTATGGATGAAGGAACGGCCTTGGCTTTCGCAATGGATCGTAGCTCGTATCCTGAATGGATAGTGGATAATGGAAACCCAATGTTCAAGCCTTGGGACGAAGACGAGGACGAAGACTAATTTACCTTCGCGAGGTCGAACTATTCGAGGCACTCAAGGCCATTTATCCGGACTTGACGCCACTATCAGCGACCGACCGAGCCGACGGCATTACTAGCGACTCTTATATTGAGATGAAGTGCCGCCGCACCCATTACGACACTCTGATAATCGAGAAGAAGAAGTGGGATTATCTGGCCGATATAAGGGCTAGAACAGGGGCTAGGACGCTTTATATCAACGCGACGCCTAAAGGTGTCTATCAGTTCGACTTAGGGGCTCTAGAGGCTCCTGAATGGCATTGGAAGGCCCTACCCGATAAGACCGATTTCGCCAATGCTGGGAAGGTTCATAAACTCTGCGCCTTCCTACCAATCCGACTCGCCGAGCTCCTACTTGTATAAATCCATTTAGATAATTACATTTATCCCACTAAATCCATTTAGAGGATTTGGAAGGGAGAATAAATGATAAATAAACCAGAAGTAATTCGATTTGATTCTACTTCGGGAGCTTGGTCAGATGGTAAGAATTACGTCAAGGGCCAGATTATCCGCAGATATGCAATCGAATCGCTAGGTCGCCAATCAACGAGAGGGCGATTGAGTAGAGAAGAAATCTCGGCCTATTGGCTAGATCGATTCGGGGTGAGCGCGGATGTCGAATGACTTCACACCCGAGCAAATCGTCGCCATTGTCTTGGCATTATCAACCGGATTCTGGGTTGCTTACGCATCTGTTGAATCCGCAAAAGCCAAAGCCTTCAACGAAGGATACAAACGCGGAAGGGCCTCGAATCAATATGTCAGAGAGATCGCTAAGTGACTGGCTCTCGGACGCTGGTAACACCCTCGAAGACCGAGGGATGGAATATGGCGACCCGAGGCACAATCTATTACGCATTTACAAAATCGCGAGAATCCTCGGTGTTCAGCTCAGAGACCCATCTGAGTTGGCGACTATTTTTATCGCGACCAAACTCAGCCGAATGGTGGAAAGTCCAGAGCGCGAAGATTCGTATCTCGATCTCATTGGATACTCCGCTATCTTGGGCTTCTGCAGATTTTCAACTCCTGAAGATTGGGACGACGTTGAGTCTGACTCGCAATACTAACAATCGCCAATGGTGCGATTACTGTAAATCTCGTTATGGGCAACTCAAAGACGGCACTTGGCACTTGAAGGCACAAGTTCCGGCAGTCTGGAAAGTCCAGAGCGAAACGCCACTACGCCGCGCTCAGGTGCGGTTTTATTGCCAACCTTGCGCCAATGAAGCGCAGAACTGGCCAGATGGGACATTCTGGTCACTCAAAGAACAACTGGAATATGCGATCGATGAGTTCGCAGGGAGAGAGAAACTAAATGTCGAATTACCTAGATGATTACGTATCGGTTCAAGACCGACTGAAGGAGTTTATCAATGGCTATCCGGATTATCGAATCAAGTCGCACGTTCTTGAAGAATCACTTATTCCTACTTGCGATGTTTATATTGTCAAAGTTGAGCTTTATAGGACTGAGGCTGATTCTGCGGCTTGGACGACAGGATTATCAAGTGAGTCTAAATCCAAGCAGTATGCGTTGGAACTTGCGGAAACAGGTGCGCTTGGACGCGCTCTCAATCTCGCTGGATATTTCGCGAAGCCATCTGGAACGCCTAAGAAGGCAATACAGACAACAAATAAAGCTCTCGCAGACTTTGTTGCGGATCAAAGACCGAACGACCCTGAACCCATAGTCTGGGACGTTAGCCATATAGCCGATCAATTCGGTGCCGAAGTAATTGACGAAGTGCCTCTTTGCGGTAATGGATGCGGCCCAATGATTCTCAAGCAAGGCACAAAGGAAGGTAAGGAATACCGAGGCTGGGTCTGCCCAATCGCTAAATCTGGTCATCCGGCTAAGTGGATGAAGATTGGCGCAGATGGGCATTGGGTCTTTCAGAAATGATTGATGAAATCCACCCATTCAACTGTGGCAACTGTAAGAAGGTCACAGCTCAGAGGGGAATCAGCAAATACGATTCTGAGATAACCGAGGGCCAAGATGTCTGGCTAATGGAATGTCAGAATTGCTTTGAGCAGAGATTGGTGGAGCCAATGGATCGAGTAGCTAATAAGGAAGACGCTATTACTAGATGCGACCAATGCGGCAATTACAAGATGAAGGCCGCCAAGTGTCGAATCTGCAAGATAGCAGATGGGCAAGAGCGCATCAAAGAACGCTACTGGAACGGCAACGCCACACTCGAGAGGTTTATCGATGCCGACATATGATTACTTCTGTGACCGGTGCGAAGAACAGATAGAAATTACGCTAACCCTCGAGGCGGCTAGCCAGACAATGATTTGCCATTGCTCTAATCCGCTTCGAAAGGTTTATAGCCCAACACCGGCTCATTTCAAAGGAGAAGGATGGGCAGGGAAGACAAACTAGGCAGAAGCACCCACTCGTTGGCATATATCCGGCAGATGCTCGAGTGGGGCTTCGATAAAGAGTTCATCGCCCGAGATATGGGTGTGAATCTCGCATCATTAGAAATCCGGCTAAACAGAGCAAAGAAAAGGGAGCAAGATGACAATCAAAGACCTAAGTCTGAAACTGGCGGCAATTAGCCTGCTAGCAGACCAAGCCAAACGCCTCAAGGATGAGCTACGAGCTGAACTTCAGGGCGAAATGAATAACCTAGGAGCTGACCGAGTCAAGGCTGAATTAGGTGATGAAGTAATTGCCTACATAACAACAACCAAGCCCAAGTTCAAGTGGGTCATCAAGTCAGACAGAAAGTTCATTGACTGGGTAAAGACCAACGTCCCTAGTGAGATAGTGGAATCGGTAAGGGAATCGTCAGTAGATAAGATTCTGGAAAAGTTCAATTACCTTGATGATGTGGTTATTGATTCAAATGGTGAAATAGTTGATTGGTTAGAGGGTAGTGAGTCTGAACCTTATTTGACCACTAAGTTTCACGGCGAGGGTCGAGCAAAGCTCAGAGATGCCATAATAGGGCTCAATGGAGCAAATGAAATTGATGTTAGAAAGGTGCTTGAGTTAGAGGGCTAATAAGCCTCTGACCTGCGGTTATGTATTTCAATTTGACAAGCCGAGTACCATCTCG